TTATGAGTTCGGTTCGATGTCGATTGCGGGCATGAGTGATCCGGCATGTGATTGCCCTCCCGGGGTAACGTGGGCATATGTGCTTCCGGTTGTCGTGACTGATGCGTGACCGAGTTGCGCGGCGACTGCGGCGAGGTCAGCGCCACGGGCGAGCATTTCCGTAGCCGCAAGATGTCGAACGTCATAGAATCGTAAATTGACCCCTGCCTGTCGGCACGCCTTTCCCCACATCTTATGGTAAGACAGAACTGGTTTCCCGTTGTTGTGGCAAACCAGCGCTACCCCTCGTTTAAAGTCTTCGGCACAGCGTGCGGCGGCTTCTTGCATGTACACAGGGTTCGGATAGACACTTTTGATCTTTCCTGTTTTTCCTTGCCGGATTGAGACGATTCCCCGCCTAAAATCGAAGGCATCCCATTTCAAGCTGAAAAGCTCAACCATCCCCGGGCGAAGTGCCAAAAAAAAGGCCGTCTTTGCGGCCCATTGCAGATAGGGAGGAAGAAAAGGATATAAGCGTTTCAGATCTAGTAACGTTGCGGTATGAATTGGTTTTGATATTTTAAGTTTTTTGAAATCTCGCCAAGGGTTAAGCACAAGTAGACCTTGATCGACTCCCCACGCCAATATTGCCCTTGTATATGCTTGATAGTGGTTTGACGTGTTGTTGCTGGCTTTGCGTTCCCGTATGTTTTCCCGAAGCTGTTCGAGGTCTTGGCGATTTAGAGAATCTGCATATTTGTCGCGCATGAAGGCGCATGGACCACCATCGGCATACAACCAGATAATGCGCTCGCGTGTTTCATGAAAAAGATCCGGATTTCCATGTAGATACTTGACGATCAATTCTCCCATAGTGAGACGAATTTCTTCTTTTGGAGCGTTATGCATTGCGTCAAAGTGTATGGCCTTCTCTTTATCTGTGAAAGAAATCTGCTTCCATAGTCCTTTGTCTTTGTATTTAACAATGAATCGACCGTCAGATCTCTGTGACCAACTCACTTTGCCCCCCTACATGCAGCTTTAAACTGATTTGATGAATAGACCTTGTTCGGTAATTTCATTGTTTCTGTAGAGGATATTCCTAGAAGTTCGGCAATCATGCGGTTAAGTGCTGCAACTTCTTTTTCTTTCTTCTCTTTTTCCAACATAATCTGGGCAATTTTTTGCAGTTTTTCTGCCTCACTCATATCTCCTCCCTACGCGGCCCGCTCGTACACCCGCGTCCCGATCTCGGCTATTTTCGGGTCGACCTTTTCGAGCGCATTACACAGCGTGGTCAGCGTTTTGAGCAGGTTGTGCCAGTGAAGGCCCCGGAAGTAGGCGGGGCAGGTGTTCCGGCAGTCCTCAAGAAAGGTCAGCCCGGCCCACATCCCGGCGCCCCATTGCGTCCAGCGGGAAGCGTCGCCGGACGCCGCCTGAACATCCCCGACGTGCCCGGCAAGGATATGGAACCGGGCATCCAGATCCCTGCGGGCACCTGCGGATAGCCTGCGCTTCTGCGTGTCGTCCGCACATCGGTCGATCCAGCGGTTGACCTTCTTGACCTGCTTTCCGAGGTCGCCAAGCTGAGGAAGAGTCTCGGGCTTGAGGAGGGATAGCGCCACGGTGAGCATGGAAAGAGCCAGAACACAGCGGGTGTGCTGGACGGCCTCGGGTGGGTAGGGAATTACGGGGTTGATGGGTCTTCGCATGTCGTTCTCCAAAAAAAGAAAAGCCCCTTTCGGGGCTATTTCGGTTCGCGGGGTTCGGGTATGGGGCCTGCCCATTGTCCGGGAAGGGATTCATATTCTATTGGCTCGACGTCTACATTGATCATGGCGATTGTACAGCTAGGCTTGTGGCGATACCAGTACCACCCCGGCACCTTCGGCGGCTCTGTCGTCCACTCCAGCGCTCGGGGCAGGGCGTTCCATGCAGCACGCGCCTCCTCGATAGTATCTTTTTTAGGCCCAAGTATATCACAACGCGGGCAGTATATGCGAATTGTTGTGGGGTCATAGTGCACCCATGCTCTTCCTCCACACGCCGGGCACGGTAGCAACGTCAGTTCTTCGGACATGCTTTTTTACTCCGTTTAGAAGTTCTTTTTTTTATATATCTTGTCTCTTGAAGTTTTCTCTCCCAAGCAATGAGCGAGTCGATATGCAGCTTATCCTCTTCACTAAGAGGAGGCATCAGCGTTTCAAGCGGGATATGAAGCAGGTATGAAAGTACAAGCAGTTCAGTCCTCCTTAGATCCCTTTTCCCATTAATAATCTCTGAAGCACGCGCTCTGCTGCGTAAAACAATGGCTAGTTCAGTTTGTGTTATCCCAGTTGCTTCCATCCCATCCTTAATTGCTTTTTGTACTGTGGTGTTCATCTCCCTTCCTCCACAGCTTTGTGTGCCACGTCGCGCCAACAACGTGGTTCTCCGTCGGGATAGTTGCAAGATGGACTTACTTCACAAGGATGTAGGGTTCTGCATGGGCTGGCTATCTCATTGAGCTTTGTCGCCAGCCAATCCGCCTCCCGATCCATCCGTTCCAGTTGAGCCTTGACCTGTTTGTCTGCTTCATCGCAATCGTCGATGTGACCAGAACCGCCACACCAAGGGCAGTTATATCTTTCGGTAAATTCTTCTTCGGTCATGTGAGTATGACCCGGCAACGGTGACGGGATTTCCCCGCCCCACGCTGCGGCTGCTACTTCTGACATGATGACGGAGTGTTTCCGTGCTAGTTCCAGTTCCCGGCACAGCCTGAAAATGGTAGCCGCTGACCCCATCTCGTCGAGCGCCCCGGGATCTCCGAGCATGTCGCCAATGGCGGCGGTTCGGATGTAGTCGAGTTCTTCGGTGGTGATCATTCTTTCGGCTCCACAAGTACCTTTTCCCAGTCCTGTGGAGTTACGGCCCAACAAAGACCTCTTCCTATCACACACGATCCGTTGGGACATCTTTCAGGACATTCTTGTTGTGCTTCAAACGTTTCCCGGCACATATACGCCCGTGCGATTGCCTCTTTCGAGAACTTCATGATGGATTCAAGGGAGGTATCACCCATTGTCCATCTCCTGTTCGATCATTTTTTCTACTTTACGAATTTTTTCAGCCATTTTCTTTGCCAACTTCCAACGATAGGCGCGGATGGCTTCCAGCCTTGTTGCATAGACATCTACCCCTTCCATCCTGCTCCAATACTTGCTCCCCGCTTCCCTTTTTCTCTCACCCTCAACATCAACCATCGCTACGGATGGATAATATTCTCCGTAAGAAATCCACCCTCTAGTGATTTTACCGTGGGGCGTTTCGATGGGCATCGGCTCATCAAAGCAGGGCCATAGACGCGTTCCTGCCGTTCTGATTTCTTCAATTTCAGCCTGTGCCCACTTCGGCAGATCGTTAAGCGTTTTTGCCATTGTCCATCTCCTGCTCTACGGCGAGAAGTGCGTACATCAGCATAGTATCCCTGTTTGGCATAAACCGCCCGACATCCTTGCAGTGATACGCCTTTTCGTACTGATACATGAGCTTTCCTTTAACTCTCGCCTCGAATTCAAGGGCATCCTGATAATCTGGAGTAAGTGGGCAGTCATAGCGAACCAAGCACCCATAACCGCAATAGTTCAGTGGACCTCCGCACGGAGCAAGCCTGTTCTTTCTTTCCTCCAGCCACTTCCTTTCCTGTTCCGTCAGCGCATATTTGCCCATCACCAGTCTCCACCTCCAACGGAAAGCCTACTGTCACCAGACTCTGCAATAAGTTCCGACTGTATTTTACCACCAAAACTATGGGATTGACCAAGTAACAATTCCAATCCGTCACCCCCTCCCGTGTAATAGTTGGCGTCTGGGAACTCCTCACGCACTTCGTCCATTATCTTACGTAGCGTCTGCGTAGCCTTCCTGAACCGTCGACGAACTGTGGGTATTTTCTCATCGAGAATTTCCGAAGCCGTTTCACCCATCAGCAATCCTTTGCAAAACATCCTCTTCATACTGTGGCATAACTATCCTCAGCGCGTTGTTCATGCAGCCGCGCCCCTGCACACCATCCAGATCAGCAACACAAAGAAGGCGACCCACACCCACGTGAGCCGCCTTTCCCATTTCGTCATTCTTTTACTTCGTAGAGTTTTATGTTTTCCAATCCATAATATACATTTTGCGATCGTTTTGAAAACTTTCCACTCTTTGTGATTGGGTTTACCTTTATACCGTAGTAAGGACGATATCCTGTAAAATATATTTCACTTACTTGTGCGATACAGTCCCTCCATCCGATCACTATATCGCCTTCCTTGAAAGGACATGCTGCTTTGGCCACATTGTATCGTGCCAAATTGAGATTATTTTGAGCCTGTAGCAATTCTTGTTCTTTAGTTTTAACTTCATCGAAAAGTTCTTTGAGTGTAGTCATATCATCCCGCGTGATTCGTATGCGCGGCCCACGGTTGAGTGATGGATTACTCGCTGGCGTCAACCGGATAGAGTCCGATGATGGTTTCCACGAACGTCTTTCCTTCTCTGTCTTCGCAGCTGCATTCGGTGGGCTGCGGGTCGATGTCGAACATACCCGCTCCCTCGCTTCCATCCAGCGTGATGCAGACATTCTGTTCAGGATCAAAGTTTTCCAGCTTTTCGATCAGTTCTCCGATGGTCATGTTGAATCCTTGGGTTAGAGTTTGGGGTATGAAAAGCCCCGCCGGGGGAGGGCGGGGCGTGGGGTGCTTCTGCAATTTTGACAAGAGCTAATGAAAGCTCTATCCTAAATTGCTACGTTTAGGGGAGAGCGAGGCACTATGCCACGTTCTTCTGCTCAAGGCCCCGAACCATAAAGGACTCGGGGCCTTTTTCATACTTTCTCAGCAATCCTCAGTTTGCTTGCGGGAACAGTCCATTTCCCCTCGTATCCGTACACGGTGACGTACATAGCCTTGCGGCCTTTCCCGAAATCACGGGGATACGGGGCGCAGGATGCCGTAACGGTGACAGTTTGACGTTCGCCGCCTACCTTGGCTCGGTAGAGGAAACGGCGTCCCGGAATTATCGATGCCAAATCAGGACATTTTAGTCTGATGTCTGGGAGGGCGTCGGTGTCGGGCATGGCGTTACTCCGTTGAACTCTTTCAATGTTCCGTCGCTCCATATGACTCTGTGGGTACTGTTCTCAGAGTCTACAATGACGAACACGATGTCCTTCTTCTGCTTCTCTGAAAGTATCCCGCTCATCTCACCAGACCTATACGCAAGATGCATACAGAAAAAGAACATGATTAGCGCGTAAACCATCCCCATTAGCTTGGAGTTCATAAATTTTGCGAAGGAGCTATTCATGGTTGCCCTTATTCTTAAGTTCCTTCATCAGCTTATACAGGAGGGGCGCTTTACCTTCTACTCTGTCGCGTTCATCTTCATAAAGACGTGTCAGTTCATCCCACTGTTCGACAAAGGGTTTCCATTTCGGGAATCTTTCCGCAACTTCATGTAAGCGTTGCTTCCATTCCGGTATGAACTTGAGCAGGAGATAACAGCGTCGGAAATCAGACGGGTCATGAGGTACATCGTATCTAAACCATGAAGGACTGGTATTGAAAACCGTGTTGTCGACCGTTCCGGTTAAGACTGCGTGAATCGTTTTAGAAGAAATTCCGGTTTCTCCGTTGGCTAACCACATTTGTTCCCGCCATTGCTGTGGAAGCGAAAGTACCTCAGCCGTGTAATCCCCGTACAAATCAACACTCATGATTCATCTCACCTCATATGCTTGTGAGTCTATACTTTTCATTGAGTACAAAGGCTTCCCCACGATGACCGGGAAGCCGTTCCGCCGTGTTTGGGAATTTCAAACGAAGAATCACCTTGCGCCCTGTCTGTTTTGAAAAACGTTCGGCTGCGGGAAGACTATCCCACGCCCTGACGGGCGGAAGAATGCCCCCCGAATCCTTGTAGCGTTTAAGCTTCTTTGCCGTGGTCACATGCCATACGATCATAGTCTTTCCCAAAAGAAAGGCCCGGTGGTGAGCCGGGCCGGGGTGGTTATTCTGCCCACGCCGGGCATCCGGCGCGCTGTTCGCAGTCGGAGCACGTCCAGTCGCTGACCTGCGTTTCGGTTTTCGGACAGGTGATCATGTTGGCGGCGGGGGCGGGCTGCGCTTCCGGCTGCTCGGATACTTCCGGGGCGTCCTGTTGCGCACCGTTCCGCATGGCTTCGGCGGCAAGTTGCTTGGCCTTTTCGCACTGCGCTGTGGTCCAGTTGCGGGCGTAGGCGTTCACCAGTTTTTCGACGTCCTCAAGAGGGTTGCCCGTGGCCAGCCATGCGTCCGCGGCTTCTTTGCGTCGGGCTTCCATTTCGGCGTTGGTGGGGCGGCTACGCTTGGACGGGGTATCCCTGTCCTGCGCTTCTTCCTTCATTTCCTGCACGGATACGCGATATGTCCCGTCTTCGGCGGGTTCGAGATCATACGTGTCCTGCACTTCTTCGGCGGTCTTCAAGCCCATGGCGATTTCCGGGGCGTAGGCCCGGACGAACCACGACGCCGCCCGGTAACGGAGCATCAGTTCCGGCATGGACTGCCACTTGCTCCCGTTCTTGCCGTACCATCCTTCCTTTTTTGCCAGTCCGATAGTGATGAGCGGTCCAGCCAGCTTTTCCCCTGTGGCGAGTTCGGTAGCCACGGCGCGACATCCCCATTCATCCTTGCCTTCCTCGCCCTGAAATTCGTAGCGGATGGACGTAAACCGACCGCATTGATTGAGGGTGGCGATCAGGAATTGTGCGGACCATGCGGGGCGTCCATGCACGATATAGAGGTTCTGGCAGACCATGAGCGGGTTGGCCCCCATGCGCAGGGCCATGTCCACAGCGATCACGCAGTTGGGGAGGTTCCCTTGGAACTGCTGCGGCACGATGTTGGAGGCCGCAAACAGTTTGGCCGTGCGCTGGATGAGGTCGAAACCGCCCACAGTATCGAAGCCCGCCTTGATGGAAGGGTCGAGGGGCGGCACGGGCTTCTTCAATTCGGAAAGCGTGGTTGTCTGTGGCTGTTGGCTCATGGGTTATCGTCTCCATTTGCAGGTGTTGAAGATGGGGCAGTATTTTTCCCCGCACCCGTTGGAGCGGGGATTGCCGTAAAAGTTGCCGCTATGAATGAGGGTTGCGGCCATTTCGAGAAGACCGGGAAATTCTTCGTCGCCGATGAGGAGGTCCCGCCCGCCGGAAATTGTCCCTGTGGCCACGCGCTGGCCCCTTTCCGTCTTGGCGACTTGCAGCCCGATGATCTGGGCCGGGGCTTCGATGCAAATGTCCGTGCTGTGCTCGGCCAGCAGTTCGTAGACGGCGAGTTGGGCGGCATGTCCCTGTGTCTTGCAGGTTCCGTCCGCGCCGACGGCGGATTTCCCGGTTTTGATGTCGGCAATCCCATAGCCGTCCTCCGTCCGCCTCACGCGGTCCACGGTTCCCGTTAGAGCGATGCCAAGATCCGCGATGTCCAGCCGTTCGCAGGTGGCCTCGACCGCCGCATAGGTTTGCCGGGGCGCGATGGTGGAGCAGTACAGGCGGTGCAGGGAGAGGGCGATACGCTCGGCTTCCGTGGGCTGGAGGTCGTCCCAAAGGACTTCTTCATCCGGCTTGTGGATGGCGTCTACAGCGGCGCCCGCCGCTTCGTCCGGGGTGATGCCCGTTCCGTTCATGCGCGAAGTGTCAAACAGCGCCGTGCTGGTGTGGACGGCGGTTCCGAGCCGTGCGGAACCGCTGGAAGGCGTCCGTAGTCCGCGGATGTTTTGGGCTTCCCATCGGGCCGGGCATTCAAACAGCCCGGCGAGGCTGGAAGCACGAATCAGAATCGGTTCCTTGATATTCATCGTTCCGCCTCCACGCTCAGGGGTGTCATGTTGTTGAAGAGTTCTTGGTCTTCCCATTCGAAATAGCCCACGAGCAGGAAGCAGAGGACGATCAGGGCGACGCGCCACGCGACGGGGTATTGCTCTATCCACTTCATGCCGCGTCCCTCTTGCGTTCGGCTTCGGAAACCGCGTCGAGTCTGGCGGATACGGCGTCAATGGCGACGTCGAGAAGTCCGCGGACTGTGGCGGGGTCGAACGTGACGATGTAGTCGCGGACGCTTCCGTGAGCACAATGGGCGAGTTCGTTGCCATCGATGTCGTTCACGAACCCGAGGCCCTGCGGTTCAAAGATTGGAGTGATGCGGCAGGTCGCGGTGCGGAGATGCACCAGCCGGGAAAGTTCCGTTTCTAGCTCACGGGCGGTCATCCTGTTCAAATGCTTCATGGTTCCTCTCTCCTGCGTAGAAGTTCGGATTGGCGTCCCAATCCCGTTTCCTGCCCCGGAATCCGGGGCAAGTGCGGGTCTAGGCGGGGCGTAAATTGGCTTCTTCTACAGGCATCCAAGGGCAGTCGCTGTCTATGTAGTACCTGCGCCCTGAGCAGTAGAGGCTCTCGTCGTTTGCCCGCTCCATAACCTTCGTTATAGTCTTGCCTTCAAAGGTACAGCCGTAATCATTTATGTACGTTACCTTATCGCCAACTTTGAATTTCAGTTTTTGGCCATTTTCAGGGGCAAACGGCTTTATTTCATCATGCTCTTTAATTAACCGCGCTATCGCTTCGTGATGACTGATACATTCCATGAGTAGTCCCTCTATCGGAATTCAATAAATCAAGGTTATTCAATTCCTTTCCCATTTCTCTACCCCGGCTTGCTTTATCCGCCGGGGGCTCGGGCTTGCCGCTGGTGTCCAGCTTCGGGCCGTCTTCGCGCTGATTGTCAAAGAGCCGTGGTCGCTACGGGGCTACCAAGCCCTGCACAGTGTCGCCGGGAAATCGATTCCGGGGCGCACGCCGAAGTATTCCGGCGTCCATTCGGCATCGTCATCATCCCAAGGTTCAGCCTGAGCCTCTTCTTCGCCGGGAAAGTCGCTGATGTACTGGCGGGCATCTTCGAGGCAGTCGAGATGTTCGATTTCGATTGCTCCGGTTGATGTCGCGGTCAGAACCGTGCAGGGCGTAGAAAAAGCGGTCATGGCTGTTCTCCTTTCGGGCGGGGTTTGTTCCCCGTCTCGTTGAAAACAATATACGGCTACCGTATACGATTGTCAACGGTAGCCGTATATTTTCCCTAAAAAAAGTATAAAAAAATACCCTCCGTTTCCGAAGGGTAAGTTTTAATTCTATTTTTATTCGTATGAGCGCTAGAGCATCGTTCCTTTTTTGATGATTTCATCCATTGAGATGCCTATCTCCTGAGACAAGATATACGCTTCCCGTAGGGTCAATGCGCGCAACCTCCCCTGTGTGTCTGGCTTTATTGATCTCCGCAATTCGCGAACAGACACGTCAGGCTTAGATAAGTTTAAGGCTTTATGGGCCAGTTCACGCAGGTCTAACCCCTTTTCCTTTGCCAATTCGACTACCGCTCGGGCATAGATGGTATCGATCATAAATTGAACCTCCATCCTACTAGATACCATAGCCGTGTCTCCTTTTGAAAAAATATATATACGGTAATCGTTGACAGTTTTATACGGTTGCCGTATTATATTGTCAACAGGGCATCACAGCCCACCATAGCGGCCTCTCCCCTCCGGTGTAGTGGGGAGCGCAACGCCACCAGCGCAATGGAGGCATGGTTGAATCGTGCAGGGCGGAAACCGGACGCACGTTAAATGGAGCCGGGGAGTGAAAGAGCCGTGGGAACTCGGGGAAGAGTGACCAGCCTTTCGGAAAGCCTCCTTCCTCCCATTGGCGTGGGGGGAAAGGGGGGCTTTTCAGAAACCGGAGAATCTGAGGAAGAGTTAGAGATACAGGGTAAAGCCTAAATGGCTTTCTGCCTTTTGGCTCTAGGCATATCCTGAACTCTTCGCCTACCGAGAACCAGGGTTCAGGGCGGGAACCGCCCTCTTGCCGAATGGGGGGACGGGAAAGATGAAAAAGTTCTCAGATGCGTGAACGAAACGCCAAGCTCAAAATTAGAGAGGTCGACCAAGTCGCAATCATGAAGCATCGGTCAACACGTTCCCATTCAGCTGGGTTCAATTGCAACAGGATGAACGCCCAAAGCAGGTATGAGCACAACCCGGTGAAAGCAACGGATATAGCAAACTCTTTGTCCATAGTCACTCCGAAACAGGACATTTTACCAAACTGTTGAGGAATCCTTAACAGTTCGCTCATTGACAACCAGCGCGAAGACCCTCAACACCGCACGCGGCCCCTACCGGCTTTCGCCGACAGCCCCGGAGCGTGACGAGGCGAGCAAACAGGCGTCGGACCCGGTGTGAATGCGATGCCTGAAACCTGGCTTCCTTTCCTCCCACGGTATACGCGGGAGGTCGGAAACAAGATTTGATTGTTGTGTTTCACGGCCCGATCCTCATGTCGTAACCGTGGGCCCTGTTGGTCGGCTCGGCCCCCGTCGCTTCGGTGCGCTTTGCGCTTCGGCCTTCTTTTCAGCCGTTTTTCCGTCCCGCCGTCCCTACGCGGCCTGTCTTCACATCACCAGCCTGTTGCCCTTCTTTCTCGCGTCCTACTGGGGAGCCTTAGCACTGGGGGTCGGCATCGTTCGGTTGCTCCATACTGAGCGGCTGGCTTCCTCCGCCGGGGCTTGTGGCTACTTTCCGGCTGGTGTGCCGGGCGTGTTCGCCTTCCCCGGGCGTCGTGAAGAGACTGTATACAAATGTAGAACATCGTGTCAATAAAAATTTACAAAAGCATAAATACGAGATAAAACAATAACCGCCGACACCACGAAGGCTCGGCGGTCACGCTTGGCGGGCACAAAAAAAGCCCCTCATGGGAGGGGCCGGAGGAATGATGGAAGATATCTTAGCTAACGGCTTGCCTATTATAGCGATGTGGACAGCTAAATACGGTGAGGGCGGTTTCTATGTCCTCACTTCCGCCGACTGCGGGCCAGCCTTTTATATGGATATGGGAAAGGCTGGGGCCGCCCGTTTCGTCAAGCCTAAAACGAACGTGAACTTGACAGGATTCTCTTTAGACGAGTGCAGGGTTTTCACCCTCGGCCATGTCTACATCATGGAAGGGGTCACGCCTTGGGTGCGGACACACGGGGCGCAACCGGCAAATAATATGCTACTGGCGTCCTCTCTTAGATCCGAGACAGAAGAAAAGCTCCTAAGGCTGACAGAGCGGCTAGAACAACGCCTTGCATCCATAAACTCGCACCTTTCCCCAGAGCATCGCGCAAAAGGCGCGGGATGGCTTTTATGGCGCGTCGCCATACTGGGGTTTGGAGCATGGCTAGGCGCGCATATCCTGCGGGCGTCAATGTGAACGCATGATTGACGGAAACATGTCCGTCGACACCGCGAAAAGTATAGTCCCGAATCAGCCCCTTTTGTTCCAGTTTCATGAGGGCGTCATGCAATGCCTCAGCCGAAGAGAACAGACTCAGCATTTCGTCAACATGCTCCCATGCCTTCCCTTTGGCTGACGTTAATATGAAGAGTTCTGCCGAGTTATGCATAAGATACGTTTAGATATGTCTATCAAAATCCTTGTCAGAATGGGGAGCTATTTGCAGCTCACGTCACTCCACGCCCATACAACCCGACCGACGATTGCCTTGGTCCAATCCCCCTCGAAGTCTTCCATAAGGCTGTAGACCTCTGGAGGATTCTCGGCGGCGTTATCCGAATAGTAGGTGATGCGATAGTCCTTTTTCTTCGGCTGGTTTTCCGCAGCGACACGTTTGATTTTCCCGCTACCGTCGAACGGATCGAGGACAAGCATAATCCTGCCCTTGAAGTTCATCACATCCTTGTCTTGTCGGTCTACAAGCACAATGTCCTGCGGCTTGAGCGTGGGAACCATCGAAGTTGAATGCTTTCCGAGCATGACGGCGATTAGGTCGCGCTTGTGTTGAATGGCCCGCTGGTGACGCCAGACGAGAAACCACGAGATGAGCTCATTTTGCGGAATAATGCCGGGCCCCGCGCCGACTTCTTCAACCAGCGGAACGGCGAGATAGTCTTCATCCGGGGGAGGGGGAAGGTCTTCTCCTGCTGGGGCTATCTTTGCATCAACGAAGCATACGTCCCTTGACATGTCCGTCTCCTCTGGACTGACAATGTACGCTCCAATTTTTTCGAGCAAAGGAGCCATTTTACTGAAGCTAGGTATCCTAGTTCCTTTTAGCCATGTGTGGAGAGTCGGAACGCTGACGTCAAGCGCTCTTGCTGCTGAAGCCACGTTTCCATCGTGGTTTTTTTCAATGTAGCCCTGAATCGTAGCCAGAGCAGAATCGAGTAGAGATTTCATAGTGTTATCTCAAACATGTTTTTTATACATTTGTCAAATCTGCATAAGTATAAATTTCTTGCAAAACTGTTTACTATTGTATAAAAGAAACAAATGAACAATCTGAGAAAAGCATTTGAAAGGCGCGGCCTAACGTGTGCCTCAGCCGCACGGCTTGGCGCACCGTATCAAACTATTTATAAACAATATAACGGGGATAGAAATATTGGGGTGCGGTCTGTACTGCTCTATGAACGGCTTCTCGGTATCCCCCGTTCCGAGCTCAGGCCCGACCTATGGCCTCCAGCCGCCCCCAGCACTCCCACCGAACTCGAAGAGGTGAGCCATGCTGAATAACTTTTTCCTCGCCGTTGCCGTGGGGCTCGTCATGCTTGTCGTTTTCATGCCCAGAGACTAGCCCCTCCGCGCATCGCCGGACCACGGCCTCGGGTGTCGGGTACTCCGCGGCGCGGTATGCCCTCCAGCGGATGACGCCACAGGACAGGATGCGGACGCGCCACACGGGGCCGCGTCGGGTGATGAGCAGGTGAACAAGTTCCATGCCCTCCAGAATAGGGCGGAACACAAACAGGATGAACGGTGAAATGATGACAATCCCCACACTTGAACACGTTATCGAAGCCGTACAGACGGCGGTGAAGAAGTATCCCGGCGGCGTCCGGGCAATGGCGGCGGAAATGGATATGGCTCCGTCGAGTCTCGGCAATGTCCTCAATCCCTACGCCGACCGCACTTCCGTCAAGCTCGGGCTGGAACAGGCCGCGTTCATCATGCATCAGACGGGCGACGTGTCCGCCCTCCAGCTTCTTGCGGCGGATCTCGGATTTTCGCTTCTTCCGATGTGTGCGGAACCTGACAAGGGCGTGGAAGGCGAACAGCTCGATGATGTGGAGCGTCTTGCAGACCTGCAAAGGGCCATACGTAGGAATGCGCCGCAGAAGGTGCGGGCAAAGCTGTTGGGGGCCCTGATCATTGACCTGATGGAAACGGAGACGGCTGTGCAGCATGAAGGGAGGAAGGGAGAATGCCGATCCTGATTTGCCAACAGTGCGGTCGGATGTTTGAGGTGACTCCCAGCCGCGAGCATTCGGCAAGGTACTGCTCGAAGGAGTGCCAGATTGCCGCCACCCAGAAAAAAGAGGCCAAGTGCGAATGCTGCGGAAAGGAGTTCAATCCCCTCAACCGCAAGAACCCGCGTTTTTGCTCCCGCATCTGTGCCAGCGCAGCGCAAAGCGGCTTGAGCCGGGAAGCGTATCTCGCAAAAAAAAGCGCAGCCAAGGCAGACCCCCGCAAGGGAAAGCATCTGTGCGCGGGAGTTGCCGGAAAGAGCTGCGGGCGGTGGATCACCGACTACAGATGCCCTCAATGCTGGGAAAAGTTGCGTAAAGGATCCGACGCTGAGGGGCTTCCCTCATACGAATTTCACGGAAGAAGATCCGGGGGGATGGAATGGGACTGGTAGGGCCGGGCCCCTGTCTTCACGGTCGGCTTCACCGTGATGGGCGGCGCGTCCTGTGCTTTGCTGACTGGTCGAAAGAGTACGGAGTCCCGGCGTGGACGTCTCGAAACGGGTTCGTCAAAGACGTGAACTTCTGCCGCCTGTACTGCGAGAAGAGGCCGGACATTGTTGAAGTAGAACTTGAAGGATCAGAATGAACGATAGTGTCTTGTTTTCAAGCAAATCAATCGATTGGTCTACTCCGCAAGAGCTTTTTGACGCTCTGGACAAGCGGTTCCAGTTCACGCTTGACGTGTGCGCGAGTGACAAGAACGCAAAGGTAAAGCGGTACTTTACGCGAGAACTGGATGGACTTGGTCAATCGTGGGGTGGAGAGCGATGCTGGATGAACCCGCCCTACGGTCGCGAGATCGGACCGTGGGTCAAGAAGGCCCACAGGGAAGCGGAACATGGCGCGTTGGTCGTCGGGCTTCTCCCTGCCCGCCCCGAAACACGATGGTGGCAGGAACACGTGAACGGAAAGGCCGACCTGCGTTTTATCGCCGGGAGACTGCGGTTCGGCGAAGCAAGAAACTGCGCCCCGTTTGCGTCCGTCATCGCCGTGTGGTGGGGATGGGGCGTCTTGGATGGCTGGTTTCCCGACAGGCGCAGAAAAGATTTACGGATCATGTGAAGAAAAAGAAAAGGCCCGATGCGGGAACACCGGGCGAGGACGAAAAAGCACCAACTAATGTTTATAGGATACTCCAATGCCTGAAAATGTCAAGGGATTCATCGTTCAGAAGGATTTTTACAGGGGGATTTCCATGTTGTCTGACGAGCAACGTGGAAAACTCTTTATGGCCCTTTTCGCTGACGCTGGCGAAGGAGAAATGCCAGAACTGGACGCGATCACCAACGTTGTTTTTCAGATGATGTTGCCGTCTGTTCATGCTGCACAAGAGAGTTACGACAGACGGAAGGACACCAGCAAAACAAACGGAAAACTTGGCGGAAGACCTAAAAAAGACAATGAGATAGATGAAAACGAAAAACCTAAAAAACCTAATTCTGATTTAGGTTTTGATGAAGAACCTAATAACCTAACGGTTTTTTCTGAGAAACCTAAAAACCAGAATAGAATAGAAGAGAATAGAAAAGAAAGAATAAATACACCCCCCCCT